TCCGGAAGCAGTCGGTGACCATGGACGACGAAGCGTGAAGCACCCCAAGTTCGCCATCTCGGCGCTGGCTTTGTCGGCAGTGGGCTTTGTGGGTTTGATCGTTGACGAGGGTTACACCGACACAGCGGTGATACCGGTCAAGGGCGATGTGCCCACCTACGGCTTTGGAAGCACCACCAAGGAAGACGGCAAGCCCGTTCGCATGGGCGACACGACCACGCCCGTGCGCGCAGTCAAGCGTTCGCTGGCCTACATCCAGGCCGACGAGCGCAAGCTGAAATCATGCGTCACGGCCGATCTCAGCCAGGCCGAGTACGACCTGTACGTCAACTTCGGCTACCAGTACGGCATGGGTCGAATCTGCGGCGACATCGCGCGCCACCTGAACGCTGGCCGCTACTACGACGCCTGCGCGACGCTGCTGCAGTTTCGATACGTCAAAGGGTTCGATTGCGCCACGCCAGGCAACAAGATTTGCAGAGGTGTGTGGACCCGTCAGCTTGAGCGCCACGCCGCTTGCTACGACGCGCAGTCCTGATGCAAATCGTCTCAGTTTTCCTGAACTTGAGACAGGGTGCTGCGTAGATTGCTCACCCATGGACGAAACCACAAACACCACCGCCACGCGCCGCGACGATCTGCCGCTGGCAGGCCGCTCGATGGAGTTGCGCAACTTCAATCGCGCGGGCGATGGTGAGGCTGCCTCCCAGACGCCGTTGGCCACTGCCGAGATCGTATTCAGCGCAGGCGCATCCGTGCGCCGCTACGACTGGTACCGCGAACGGGCCTACATGGAAACCCTGGTGGTGGAAGAGGGCGCGATCCGACTGGACCGTCTGAGCCGTGGCGCCCCTCTGCTGAACACGCACAGCGCCTGGGACCTGGAAGACCAGCTCGGTGTTGTTGAGTTGCCGGAAATCCGGAACGGCCAGGGCCTGTGCCGCGCCACGTTCTCTCGGCGCGAGTCTGTGGCCGGCTATGTGCAGGACGTGGCCGACAAGATCATCCGCAACGTCAGCGTGGGCTACGTGCGCCACCGCGTCGAGATGGTGCCCCCAGCCGCTGAGGGCGGCATGTGGGAGTACCGCATCGTGGACTGGGAGCCCTACGAGGTCTCCCTGGTGCCGATCCCGGCCGACATGGATTGCCAGGTGCGTGCCGACGGTGGCGCCCAGGCCGAGGACGAAAAGAAGGTGCTGCGCACCTTCCCCTGCGAGTTCATCGAAGTGCGCGCCTCGGCGTCGCCAGTTCCGCCCACGGTGGGCATATCCGCCGGATTTCAACCAAAGGAAACACGTCAAATGGACGAAGACCAAGCCGCCGGCGGCACCCCCGCTGCAACCCCTGCTGCACCTGCAGCTCCCGCCCCTGCTGCAACGCAGGCCACCGACGCCCAGCGCGCCGCCCAGTTGGCTGCCGCCAGTGCCGCCGACATCACCGAACTCTGCGCCCGTCATGGCGTTGCGCAGCTGGCCGCCGGCCTCATTCGCAGTGGCAAGACCCTGGCTGATGCACAGGCATCGGTTCTGGAGGAGCTGGCGCGCCGCGATGCGGCTGGTGGTGGCCACCGCAACGTTGGCTCTATCCGCACCGTGCAAGACGAAATGCAGGTGCGCCTGGCCGGCATCGAACAAGCCATCATGCACCGCGTGGCGGTGGGTGTGACGCTGGATGACAACGGCCGCCAGTACCGTGGCATGTCCCTGATGGAGTTGGGGCGCGACTTCCTGGAAGCTCACGGCGTCAACACCCGGGGCATGGACAAGCTGCAGCTTTCGAGCCGCATCCTGCATTTCCGTGTGGCCGGCATGCACGGCACCAGCGACTTCTCCAGCCTGTTTGCCAACGTGGCCAACAAGCGCCTGCGCAGCGCCTACGACGAAAACGAGGGCACCTACGGCCTGTGGGCCCGCCGTGCGCCCAACGCCCCGGACTTCAAGTCCATGAGCACGGTGCAACTGTCGGGTGCCCCCGATCTGCTGCAAACCAATGAGCACGGCGAGTTCAAGTACGGCAAGATGACCGACGGCGCCGAGACCTACGCGATGCTGACCTATGGCCGCATCGTGAGCCTCACGCGCCAGGCCATCATCAACGACGATCTGCGTGCCTTCGAGCGCATGGTGTCGGCCTTCGGCTTCGCTGCGCGCCGCCTGGAGAACCGCACCGTCTACGCGCAGCTCACTGCCAACGCGGCCATGGCCGACACGGTGGCGCTCTTCCATTCCACCCATGCCAACCTGGGCACCGGTGGCGGCTCCGCGCTGTCGTTCGATGCGCTCAAGGCCGGCCGCACCGCCATGCGCTTGCAAAAGGGCCTGGCCAGCGAAGAGCTGAACCTGGCGCCGTCGTACCTGATCGTGCCCGCCACGCTGGAGCAAACCGCCTACCAGCTCACCAGCAGCAACTACACCCCCAGCGCCAAGGCCGAGGTCAACGAGTTCCGTGCTGGTGGCCGCACCGCGTTGACCCCGGTGGTGGAGCCCGTGCTGGATGCGAACAGCACTGCCGCCTGGTACCTGGCCGCCGCCAGCAGCCAGATCGACACGGTGGAGTACTGCTACCTCGATGGTGCTGAAGGCCCGGTGATCGAGAGCGAGCCTGGCTTCGAGGTGGACGGCATCTCCTACAAGTGCCGCCTGGACTTCGCCGCCAAGGCGGTGGACTTCCGGGGTCTCTACAAGGGCGCTGGCTCCTGATGACGCACCGCCCACAGACGTGGGCGGTCAACCCAAAACACACCATCAAGGAACATCGAAATGGACAACTTCGTGCAAAAGGGTGAAGTGCTCACCCTCACCCCTGGCGCAGCGGTCGCCTCTGGCGTCGGCTACCTCTTCGGTACCGGCCTGTTCGGCGTGGCCACCAATGACGTGGCCAACGGCGTGGCCGGTGAATTCATCACCGAGGGCGTGGTGGAGATCGGCAAGACCTCCGCCCTGGCCATCAGTGTGGGCGACTACCTGTACTGGGATGCCACCAACAAGGTCGTCAACAAAACCACTTCCAGCCAGAAGTGCGTCGGCATTGCGGTCGGTGCTGCGGTCAACCCCAGCGCCACCGTGCTGATGAAGATCGGCCAGCACCTGCCTGCAGGTACCTGATCGCTTTGAGCCAGGCCGCCATGCCCGCCCCCTTTGCCGCCCTGGAACAGCGCCTGAACCGCGCTGTGCTGCGCCACCTGGCCAACGCCACGGCGCAGCATGCCTCTGGCCAGCCGTTCGACGTGTTGCTGCAGCGCGAGCTGGCGCAACCCTTCGGCGGCGCGGTGGACGCGGCCGGCATGACCTGCAGCTTTGCGCTCGACTCAGCACCAGCCCTGGCCGAAGGTGATCGCCTGACCATCGACGGCACGCACTACCGCGTGGCCAGCGGACCGGTGCCCGACACGTCGGGCTGGGTCAGCGTCGTGATCTTCCCCGAGGTCTGACACCCATGCTGGCACTCACCAACCCCATCAAAACGCGCCTGGCCGCGCTGCCTGCCCTCACCGGCTGGGCGGTGCGCATGGGCTCCGAAGGGGCAGACCGCCGGCTGGTGCCCGCTGCCGATGTGCGTTGCAACGGTGCCGTTGTGGCCGACAGCCGCACCAGCGCCGTGATGGTGGCGCCCGAGTGGACGGTCACCCTGGTGGTCAAGCGCGGCGATGCCGCCGCCGGCCAGATTGACGCCGCCTTTGCCGCCGTGGTGGACAGCCTGCACAACTGGATGCCGGGGCAACACGGTGGGCGCGGCTGGGAGCCGTTGAAGCTCACGCGCGTGACCGAGCCGCTGTTTGACGACGCCGGCCTGGTTGGCTGCGAACTCGTTTTCTCTACCGGTGCCCGCTACATGGGCCAGAACTGACACAACACCCAACGGAGCACACCATGCCCATCGTCCACACCACCAACGAATACTCGATCCCGCGCGGTCGGGTCTACTTCGACCGCTTCGACGCCAACGGCCTGCCCACTGGCGAAGTGCCGCTGGGCAACTGCCCCGGCTTCACCTTCACCGCCGAAACCGAAAAGGCCGAACACTTCAGCTCCGAAGCCGGCCTGGCCGAAAAAGACGCCGCGCTGATCGTGCGCGTCAACCGCACCGGCTCGCTCACCTGCGACAACTTCAGCCTGTCCAACCTGGCGCTGTTCATCTCGGGCGACAGCGAAACGCAGACCCAAACGTCGGCCACGGTCGAGAACGAGGCGCACACCGTCACGCCTGGCCGCATCTACCAACTGGGCGTGAGCAACGACGCCCCGGCCGGCGTGCGCAACATCACCAGCGTGGTGGTCACCAACACCGCAGGCACCACCACCTATGTGGCCGGCACCGACTACAACGTCGATCTTGAGCTGGGTCGCCTGCAGATCATCGGCTCCACCATCACCCCGGGCCAGATCGTGCATGTGGACTACACCCGCCCGGCCAAGACCTGGACGCGCGTGAAGTCTGGCTCCACCGCCGAGGTGTCCGGCTCGCTGCGTGTGATCGCGGACAACGCCTCCGGCACCAACCGCGACTGGTTCATGCCCAAGGTCACCCTGACGCCTTCCGGCGAGATTCCGGTCATTCAGGAAGGCACCGACTTCACCACCATGGAATTCGGTGTGGAAGTGCTCAAGGCCGCCAACCGCGAAGCCCTCTACATCGACGGCCGCCCCGCCGCCTGATGCCCCGCCCACAGCGCCCCGTGCGCTGTGCGGCTCCAAGTGGCGCCGCTCTGATGGCGCCAGTTGAAGCCGCTGCATTGCCCCAGCAACCCACCCGAGAACACCCCCGTGGCAATCAAGCCCATTGAGATTCTGATCAACGCCAAGGACAACGCGTCCGGGGTGTTCAACAGCCTCAAAGGCACGGTGGCCACCGTGGGCGCGGCCATCGCCGCCTACTTCGGCATCAACGCTTTCGCGGGCATCGTCAAGGGCGCGGCCGATCTTGAGCAGGGGATGAGCCGTGTGCAGGCCGCCACCGGCGCCACCGCCGAGGAAATGGCCGCGCTGCGCAAGGCCGCCGAAGACGCAGGTGCCAACACCAAGTACACCGCCACCGAAGCCGCTGCCGCCCTTGAGAACCTGGCCAAGGCCGGCCTGTCGTCGTCTGAGGCCGTGGCAGCGCTGCCGGCTGTGCTCAACCTGGCCGCAGCTGGTGACATCGAGCTGGCCACCAGTGCCGAGTTCGTCACCAAAGCCGTCATGGGCATGGGCCTGGCCTTTGAAGACGCCGGCCGCGTGGCCGACGTGCTGGCCATGGGTGCCAACGCCACCAACACCAGCGTCACCGGCCTGGCCCAGGCGCTCAGCTACGCCGCCCCGGTGGCGCAGAGCCTGGGCCTGAGCCTTGAGAGCACGGTCGCCATCATCGGCAAGTTTGCCGACGCCGGCATTGATGCCAGCCGCGCCGGTACCGCGCTCAACAGCATCCTGAGCCAGTTCAGCAACCCGGCGAGCAAGTTCCGCGAAGAGCTGGCCGCAGCTGGCATCACCACCAACAACTTCGAACAGGCCCTGGCGCAGCTGGCTGCCGCTGGCCCTGCCGGCTCCAAGGCCATCATCGCCGTGGGCCAGGAGGCCGGCCCCGCCTTGCGCGCGCTGCTGAACCAAGGCATTGGCGCGCTGTCTGATCTCACCGCCAAGCTCAAGGAATCCGAGGGCAGCGCCGCCGCCACTGCCAAGGTCATGCAGGACAACCTCAATGGTGCGTTCTCTGGCCTGTCCAGCGCGTGGGAGACGGTAAAAAACACGCTGGGCACGCCGGTTTTGCCCGTGCTCACCCAGGGTGTCAATGAGCTGGCCACGGCCTTCCGCAGCGCCGTGGCCGATGGCACCGTGGGCCGTTTCGGCGAGAGCATCGCCACCGCCTTCAAGAACGGCCTGCAGTTCGTTCGGGAGTTCATTGCGGGCATTGACTTCACCGCGGTGCTGGCTCGCATGCAGCAGTTTGCGGATGACGTGAACGCCACGCTGACCAAGGTGGGCGAATACGCCACCAATGCGGGCAACGTTTTCAAGACGGCATGGGGCGCCATGACAGCTGGCAGCAATACGGTGCTGGTGGTCATCTACAAGCTGGGCGAGGCCTTTGCTATCGTTTCCCAGGGGATCATGAAGGGCGTGGCGATGCTGCGCGAGGGGCTGGCTTCAGTCACCTTCGGTGGACTCTCGGACGCATTCGCTGAGGCGGCGCGTGATGCTGAGGTCAGTGCGGGCGCATTTGGTGCTGTGGCTGAGGCAATGAGCCAGAAGGCCTCGGCGGCGTTGATTGCGGTGGGGCAGGGCGCTCAGTTGGCGCGCGACGGCTTTACTGGCCTAACTGGGGCTGCCAAAGATGCGGCGCCGCCTGTCCAGGCCACCAGCGCCGCGCTGGGCGAAGTCGCCAAGCAGCTGGAAGCCACTGCCGAAAAGAACGCAAAGGCGCGCGCCGCCACAGAGGCAAAAGCCAAGGCCGACGCCGAAGCCGCCGCCGCCATCCAGAAGCTCAAAGACGACTATCACGCCTTCGTTGAGGCCGGCGACGTGCAGCGCGCCGCCGAAGCATTCGTAAAGCTGGAAGCGGCACAGAAGGCATCTGCTCTGGCGGGCAAAGACGCAGCCAAGGCCGCCGACGAAAGCGCCAAGCGCATCCTGGAAGCCTACGAGGCCCTGGGCATCACCAGCACCGCCACGCTCAAGCGTATGGCCGACCAGGCCAAGGCCAACTACGACATCATCCGCAA